TCGGAACTAACTGCTCCATCATGCTTTCCTCACTGTCACAGCGTACTCCGAATCCACGTTTAGCCCCTTTGGTAACAGCTCTGGGTTTTCTTCTAGAAACCCTTTAACTGCTCCTTGGTGTAAACGCTTCTCTAGGAACTCAGGCACCTCATGCTCCAAGATAAACTTGTGCATGGATTCCCAATCACTTGTCCAATACTTCTGCTTCACAGTACGGTAGAACGTACCAGCATCAGTCTTGACGCTCTTAGCCCCCGTATCTTTCAAGTGATCCAAGAGTGCGCTTTTTATTTTGTTTTGCTGCGCGACTAGCTTATCGTCAGCTTCCCTAAATTCAGCAGATAGACGTTCCCTTTCGCCCTTGATCTTGAGATAAACCCTAGTCAATTTTTCCAAGGTGACACTATCTACTACTTTCGCATCAGCCATGCTTGTGTCCTATTCATTGCCGAGAACTGCAATCTAAAGGTAGCCTATGCGTTAGTCAAGTATTTCCTTGTATAGATCAATAATCTTTGTGTGGGTATCTATTTTGTTGTTAAGTAATGCGTATACACGCTTTTCTACACTAGAGCCTTGTAGTTGCACCACAGTGCATTTGTGATCTTGACCCGCCCTGTGTACACGGGCGTTAGCCTGTGCATAAGTCTCCACAGAACTCGTTGGCCCCCACCAAACTACAGTGTTTGCAGCGGTCAGCGTAACGCCATGTGCGGCGGCTTGTGGTTGAATCACCAGCACTCTAGGGCTGTCTGTCTCTTGAAATTCTTTGAATATGCGCGTGCGGTCTCCTGCTTTTACTGCACCGCTAATTACATCAGTAGGTATGCCATCCGCTCGTAGCTTCTCTGTAAGCAAGTCTATTGTGTGTTTGAACGGTACAAATATCAGAACTTTCTTGCTTGACTCGTCTATTACTTCGCGCAACACCTTATATCGGTGCTTGGTATCAAACTCTATGGTCTCACCAGAATCGGTGTACACAGCGCCAGAACTAATTTGCAGTAGCTTGTTCATATTCACGGCGGCGGTAGCAGCGGTAACGTCCTCTCCAGCCGCTTGCATAATCATCTTCTCTTTCAATTCTTTGTAATACTTTTCTTGCTGGCGCGTTAACGGTATGTCGCGTGTGGTGTAGATCATGTCTGGCAGATCCAGACACTCATCTTTGGTGTAACGTATTGCTGGTTGCAGTGAGTTAAACACTGTCTCAGTGGCGTTGGGTTTAGGCACCCATTTGAAGTTGGTTACCTTATACATAACCATATCGCGGAAGGAACCAAAGAACCGTGGCACTCCTTTCGGATTGACTAGCTTGGCTAGCCCATAAGCATCTACAGGACTTTGTGCAGCGGGTGTACCTGTCAACAACCATAACCATGTATCTGGAGTGAGTAGTTTGTTGAGCGTTTTCCATCGCTTTGTCTGTGCGTTTTTATAGTGAGTTGCTTCGTCCACAATAATTAAGTCAAACCCACCGTTTGCGATGGCGTCAGCTACTATCTCCACACCGTCATAATTTATTACAACAAACTCTGCGTTACCTGCGATCACCGTAGTACGTTTTTTGGCCGAGCCGTAAGCAATATCCACTGTACGGTGCATGGCAAAGTCAAACAGATCCTTACGCCATGCCGAATCCATAATCGACAGAGGGCAGATAACTAGGACGCGGTTGATCTTGCCTTGGTTGAGTAGAAAGTCTGCCGCCCAGATAGCACTGGCGGTCTTACCTGTGCCTTGTTCGTTGAAACAAAATGCACGTTTGTTGAGTGTAAGAAACCCCGATGTAGTCTTTTGGTGGTCGAACGGTTCGTACTTACCCGTCCACTTGTACTTACCCTCAATGGGGGATGGCGCTTGTATGTTTAAGTTCTTGAGTACGTGTGTTTCATCCACACCCCAGTTAACCACCACTCTGTTTCCTGATAACTCCTTACTCTTGGGTATTACAGTGGTCACCTTGCCCGGATTTCTAAGGCGTAATAGCAGTGCTTTGTTATCCACAACTTTCATTACGTACCTCTAACCCAGCCATTTGTACCATCGGGTTCCGTTCTTAACATCAATAAGGATGTAACGCTGCTTCACGTTGTAGACTGTCTGCACTGGCACATGAACTTCTTTCGCAACGATCCTAGATGGTACGTTCTTATCTAGCAGAGTGAGTATCTGCATTATCGCTGAGTCTTTTATTGGTTCCCTTCTGTCAGGCATTATTTTTGGTCGCGCAGGTTTCTCTTTTACATCCCATGCCTGTTGCGCTCTGATCGCTGCTAAAAAATTACTCATCATTTGGTCTCCTTATTAGTCCCGTTTTCGGTCACGCGGAAGGTGTTGAATAGCAGGTGATAAGTTTTTCCATCGACCACTACGCTGCTCTCCCTCCACCCAAGCGGACGAAAAACATAGTCTTTCGGAACTATAAAAACATCTCGTGCATTACCCATCATTTGGTCTCCTTATTAGTCCCGCCTGTGGTCATGTGCGGACGGGAACGCACCAGTGAGGTGGCGTACTAAGACCACCCTGACCTATTAGTCCCGCCTTCGACCACGCGGACGGGGACGCGCTTACCACAAACCCAGTCAACAAAGGAGAAAACCAAGGTCTGTCGGTCTAAACAAGCCCGTCTCTCGGCCACACTGACGGGTAAGTGCTAAACAGGTAGGATATACCTTGGCCTTATCTTGTTCGCTTTGGCCTCTTGCCGTTACGACTTCTATTTTTGCTGGCGCTTTCTACACGGACGCCATCTTTGTTGCTCCCCCCTTTACTGAGCATCCTGTTATGGCTAACGTCTTTTCCCTCACGTTTGTCAGCCCTACCGTCCTTATTCGCATCACGCCCCGCCTTATCCATAGCGCGTCTAGCACGTTGCCGCTCCATACGAGCTTCATGTGCAGCACTGCCCACTGGTGGGTTCTTCTGCTTCTTGCGATCTGCTTTGTTCTTATACGGCATTAGTTCTTCCCGTTGTGTGGGCACTCTAGCACTGGGCACCATGCTTTACACAGGCCACTTGGGTTAGGGTTCCACGTATCGTTCTCAAAAGCTGTCTCCATATCGTTGTATTTATTCAACCACTTGGCCCACAACTTCGGCTCATCCCCAGTTGCGTAACGATCTCGTATTAAATCGTTACTCACTACAAACAGTAAACCAGCCCGAACAGTCTCTACTTCGGGGTAGTGCTTAAAGGTAGCCATCGCCATAAGTTCTAACTGTCCTTTGTCTGCGTATCTTGCCGACTTACCCGTCTTGTAGTCAATGACCCAAGCCAATTTATCTTCACTATTTAGTATCAGTAAGTCTGCGATACCACGAAACCACACGTTACGTGCGAAGAAACTGCACGCTTCTAGGTCTTCAGTCAGGCCCATCTTTATCTCGCACAGCTTCTCGCCCTTCTTAGCGTTCAGTGCGTCTAACATCTTCTGTGCATAGCTGAACCGTGGGTCTAATTCACCACCATCACGGATGTAAGTCTCAGCAGCTTCGTGAAAAGCTGTTCCATACAGTGTGGCTTCAGACTCCTTGAACGGGTACTGCTTGAGTATCTTCTCGTGGTAGAACTGCTTAGGGCATTGTTCAAATGCCTTAATCTTGCTGAATGACCACGGTGCTATGCTCATCAACTATACGGTCTTTCATTTAATTCACGTAACTCAGTTATAAGTAGTGCCATGAGAGCTTGGTCGAATGTTATATCACTATTGTTTATGACTTCTTGTAAATATGTCGCATCGTTTATAACGACATCAGCGCTTTCGCATCGCACTATCTTTCGCTGCTCTTCCCGCTCATCGTAACTCATTATTCACAGTCTCCGTATGCTTTAGCCACACCACTCTCACAATCAAGTGGCAGTCCCTTCGCCCACTTGGGCACGTACTTCATACACTTCTCAATGTACTGCTTGGCTTCTTCAGCCTCATCTATAGGCACACACCCAATAACTGAGTCATGCACCGTCAGCACCGCACGATAGCGTCTAGCAATCAACAGCATCTGTTCAGCGATGATACATCGTGCAAGAGCTTGACAGGTGTTCTCTATCACCTTGCCACCGTAGATCCGCGTCCGACCTCGCCGTGTGTTGTAGGTGTACTCTATGCCCCGCTCACCTTGCTCACCCCGTAGATCGTCATAACGCATTAGTAGGTTAGAAGGTAGACGTATGGCGGAACGATCCCCCAATACTTCGACTACGCCCTCTTTACCAAACTCAAGTGTGTTACCACGCTCCATGTAAGCGATCATGTTCTGAGCCTCACGCCACAGGTGATTTATCTTCCAGTTGGCATCACGGTATATACTGATGATCCGTCGCGCTTCGTCAAGGGGTATGTAAGTTCCAAAAGATTCCAATTGTGCTTGAAACTTAACTGCGCCCATGCCGTAGCCAGCCCCAAGTATTGTGGTCTTACCCACAAACCGCTGTTGCTTGTCCACTTGGTCTTCTGGTACGTCATAAATTCTTGCAGCCATCTTGACGTAGACATCCTCTTTCTTGCGGAACGCCTTAGTCAGATCATCTTGCCCCGCAAACCACGCCAGCACACGCGCCTCAATCTGCGATGAATCGCAGTCAATGAGTGTGTAGCCATCGGGTGCGGTGATACTTCGCTTCAACATCTTACCGTCAGGCCCACGGCTCGGTAGGTTCTGTAGGTTGATCTTGTCATCCCCACCCCACCGACCAGTGTGCGCTGCATAGTACCTCACAGGAAC